AAAAGGAGAATCTTGGTTTGTTGCGTATCTTAATTCTTTTTGTTTACCTGATTCTTCATCAAAATAAAGAAGCGAGTGCTTTCTTGTGTGTTTAGAAGGAATTGTAAACGTTAATGGTTCCATGTTATTTCTTAGAGTATATCTTCTATCTCTAATTTCCCAATTACTTGATGTTTCTTTTTTCATAATATAATATAATTAAATAATTTATAAAAGTAATAATTACCCCCGTTAATATAACGAGGGTAAGAATTACATTAGTATTGAGTTATTACACTCCTTTGAATAATACAAAGTTGTTAGCAGCTTGAGTTACTAAACATCTTTCTGATAGGAAGTTAACTTCCATAGCATCAAGAGTTGAAGTAAATGCACCACCAACAGAACCTGTTAACCATGATTTCATTCTTCTATCATCAGTTTGTGAAGCTCTATATCTTACGTGTAAGAAAGGGCGTCTGATGTTAGTTCCTAAAATTTGATCGTAAACAGTTGTTGTTCCTGCTGGAATTAATACTCCTTCAATAGACTGAGGTCCTACCATTCCACCACGTGTTGAAGCGTCGTTTAAGTATTTCCAATCAGTTTTGTAAAAGTCATAAGAACCTCTTCTGAAACCACTGAAACCTAAGTTTAAAGCCATTTCTTCTGAGTTTTCAAATAATCCAAATGCAGTACCACCATTGAATCCTGCAGAAATTCCTGCAAGCATATCATCAAAGTCAAGAGCCGTAGATCTGTCTAAGAATAACATGTTTTCTTCAATTGCACCTTGTGTATCTAAGTTTCTAAGGATACCATCGAAATCTCCAATACCTGTAGCAGCAGAGAATCCAACTTGTACGTTACCTCTATCTTCGATAGCTGCAAATAAACCTTGAGAACCTATAGCGCCTGAAGCACCTAAAGCAACTGCAGAACCTGCTGCTGTAACTTCTGATTCAACACACATCATTTCTAGGTAATCTTCAAATCTTAATCTTGTTTCAGATTCAGATTTTAAATACCAAAGGTATCCTCCAGTTCCATCTTCAGTAGCAACTTCTACCCAGCCGATTTGAGCTGTATCAGATCCATTTACTGTGTACTTGTTTCTGATAATGATAGGGTTATTACTGAATTGTGTGAAAGCAGGTTCAACACTTACGTACTCATTGTTCGCTAGTGTAGAAGCACCACCGTTACTATTTAAAGTAACTGATCCTTTCGAGTATTCAGAACCATATACGAATATCTTAAGATCTCCTGCTAATCCAGCAGCAGCCCAAGTAGACGTGTAAGGTTCAACTGTTATAGCACCACCTACACCAGGTGTAGAAGCTACTACTAAACATTTTACTTCACCACCAAAGTTATCTAAGATAACTACTGTAGCTCTAGCTGATACAACGTTTGATACAGTTCCTGGCAGTGTTAATACTGTTGGAGGTCCTGCAACTACGTTAGCAGCTGGAATATCATAAGCAATGTGTAATCTGTTTTGTTCTGACCAAATTACTTGGTCACTTGTCATTGGAAGCTCTGCTCCAACCATTCTTAAGAATCCAGATAAGGTTCTGTTACCATATCTTTCAACTTCAGCTTCGTAGATTTCTGGTAAATACTGCTGTGCAAAATCTGCAAAGTTAGCAGCTCCAGCATCTGTCCACTGTAAATAGTTAGATTGTAAAAGCTCTTGTTGTTGACTTGGTATTATAGTACCAAATTGTGGGTTTAAAGCCATTTTTTCTAAATTTTAATTGTTAAATGTTCGTTTTTTTATTTTCAATTTTGACGAATCAGATCCACTAATAGACTTTACCTTCATTCCACCCACAAAAACATCTCCTCCGGCAACCTGCCTAGGTGTGTCTGTAACTGGATTTTTCGATTGTTTAACGATAGCTTTAACACCATCAGCTTTACCTTGCTCATAAAAATGAGAAGCTAGCTTGTCTGAATTCATCGCAGCATATAAAGCTTTGTGATAACCCGCAGTATCAGAAATATTTCCTTCTTTATCAATAAATTTATTAACAAAATTTTCAATATTGCTCTGAGTCTCGGCAACACGCGCAGGATCTTTTAATTTGTATCTAAAATTTTTGTCTCCGACAGAGTAATCAAAACCTTTGAATTCTGATCCGAACAAATCATTAGTACGTTGTTTAAAAAGCTCTTGCGATTGCTTTATAGTTTCTTGCTGTTTATTATAACGATTAAAAAAATCTGTAGCTTTAGCTTGTTCTGGGTTAGCGCCAGGTCTGTTTTTTATCTCTGCATAATATTGATCTTTCATTTTAGTAAGATCATTTTTTGCTTGAGCAACAGCTTCTTTGTAAGCTAGTTTTTTTCTTCGTATATCTTTTGCCTCATCTAAATCTTCATCAAACTGATAGTCTTCTAATAATAGACCTATGTCATCGTTATCTAAATGTGGTTTTGTTTTTTTGTAAAACTCTTTTAATACTTGATTATCATCTAAAGAGCTATAGTCTTTGTTTAATTCAACGTAATCAGATACAGTACCTCCAGTTTCGTCCATAAACTTTACAAGTTTTTCTACGTTTTCTGGTAGTTTAGGAGTTTCAATTAAAGGAGTCTTTTCTTGTATAGGAGTTTCTTTTACCTTTTCTGTAATTTCTTCAATTACCTGTATAGGTGTTTCTTCTTTTACTTCTTCTTTAATTTCAACAACTGGTTTTTCTTCTACAACTTTTTCTGGTTCTTTAGTTAAATCCATTTTAGCAACAGCTGGTTGTACTTCGCCTTGCGCTTCTGGTTTAGATAAATCAATTTTTGCTACTTCTTTTTCTGATGCAGCTAGTTGTTTTGGTTTTTTACTTTTTGGTTTTGACTTTATTTTAAAGTCACCTTCCTGCTTAACAGGTTCTTTTGCTTCTTCAGCCATAATATAATATAATTAAATAATTAATAATTAAGCAACTGGAAATTGATCTTCCATTTGCCCTTGTTGTTCAAAATTAGTAGGTAATAAATCATTTTTTCTTTGATCTATCATAGCACTTTGTTGTGTTCCTGCTATTCTTGTTCTTTTATCTTTACGATCTTCTATTTCTTTTTCACGACCAGTTTCTGCTTGCATTTTTATTTGCTCTAATTGTACTTGATAGTTAAATTCTTCAGACATTAACTCTCTTTTTATTTGAGCTTCTGCTTGCATGCGTTGTATTTCAAACTGAGATTTTGCTTGTTCAAAGTTTACTTTTTCAGAAGTTAAAGCTTGTTGCTTTTGAACTTCTTGCTCTGCCGCAGCTTGACTAGCTTGAGTTTGAGCTTGTGCTTGTTGTTGAGAAGCTTCTGCTTGCATTTGCCTAGCATATTGTTGCTTCTGCTTACGTTTCATTTTAAGCATTTGGTTGGCTAATTTTAAATTACGTATTTGACGTATTTCAATAGCGTCTTCTAAATCAATTCCTCCAGAACTTAAAGCAACTTGTATGTTTTGTTCTAACATTGCTTTTTCTTCTTCGTCTGGTTCAAGATCTAAAAATATACCAAAATCATGTAGATTTATTTGCTCTAATCCTTTTAAAGTTTCTGTGTTAAATGTTGAAATACTATTTTTTAATACATTAGCTGTTAAAGGATAATCTAACATATCATTTATTTTTTTAGATATATTTTCACATATTCTTAAAGTTAAATATAAGCTAGCGTTGTTTATATGCTTAGTTGCTATATTAGAAGCTTGTGCTGCAAGTTTTTGTAAACCTACTAATGTGCTTTTATCTGGTGTGCTACCATCTCTAGCCTCATTAAGCCCGGTTACATCTCTTATCATTTGTAAATAATAATTATAAGTAGATATTAAACTTTGTATTTTAGCTTGACCAGAACCAGTAGATAATTCTTGAACAGGTATCTTACCTCTATTAGGATCACCATCTTGAGTTAAAGATCTACCTACAACAGAACCTGTTTGAAAATACATGTTTAAAGCTTCTTGAGGATTATAATTAGTTCCGTTTCCTAAATCAACCTCAGCTAAACCATCCATGTCTAAAAACACGCCATCTGGAACCATTCTTGCAATAACTTGTTGTAGCTTTAAATGAGTTAATTGAATCATATCTGCAAAACCAGTTATTCTGCCTACAGTTGAATCAATACGTCCTTTGTATATTCTAGGCGCGCATATAGCGTAATTCATTTCTACTTTAGTTGTATCAGCAAAAGGTCTAGTCATGTTAGGACACATTTCCCATTTCAATAATATATTAGCACCTAAAACTTTAACTCCTCTATATAAAACTTCTATAGTTCTACCTACTCTTTCAAAATTATCATTTTCAGGTGGATTAAAAGTATCAGTTTTTTCAATTGCTTTTAGTAGACCACTTTCAGTTTCTTTTATTTTAAATACTTGATGACTATAAGTTTTATATTCAAAATATAATAAAGGAATACTATTTGAATCCCAAGCTTGATTTCCAAAACCATATTTACTTTCTTGGTTTCCTTGGTTTTGTTGTATTCTTTCTAATACTTCATCAGTTAAATTTGGAAATTGCTTAGCTATTTCTGGTAATGTTTGAGGCTTTAATTCACCTACGTAATATATATCTTCAAAATTAGGATCTTCTGTATAAGAGTATATTAAACTTGAAGGATCAACGTAGTCAATTGTTATACCGTTTGATACATTAAAATCTGTTTTAACAGCTCCAATACCACATGTTACTAAATCATAATTTACTCTACGTCTAATTAAATCCCACTTATTAGTATCTAATACCTGATTTATAACTTCTTCTTCAGCGATCTCTACAGATTGCTTGTAAGTTAATTGCATATGAAGTTCTAATTCTTCAGGCGTTTGTGGTAGTTTATCTTCTGGTACATTAGTGTTGTAAAGTTCTTTGCCTAGTACAGCTGTTATTTGCTTCATAGTATCTCTAGCAAATACATCTTGAGCTAATAATTCCGCGTAATTTGTTCGTTTTTGAACTGAAGCAGGGTCTTGTGCGTATGCATTTATATCATAATCTTTATTAGAAATACCATTAGATAATATATCTACAAATTTTGATATAATAGGTACTGGTTTCCAGTCTAAATTAAGATAAGACAAATCACCGTTAATAGATAATTCATCTTTATATTTTTGAGTAGGTTGTTCACCTCTAGCATATAATCTAAGTCTATTGTAATTGTTCCATGTAGTTAGGTATCTATTGCCATTTGTTCTACCTACGTTGAACCACTCTTGTTCTATAGCTTGAGCAACTTGCTCGCCATATTCTAAGGATGCTTTTTCAGCGTCGCTAACCACTTGGCTAGGAAAAATGCTATTACCGTTAGTATATACTTTTCTCATTTAATCTATCATTTTAGATAATAACCCACTATTATCATATTTTTTTATTCCTAAATCATAATTTTTTCTTACTACTTGTGGAACAGGTCTATATTTGTTTTTATTGCAAGCCATTATAGCTAAGCCAGAACTAATAGAAGCATCGTGTGTTGTTCTTTGGTTTATATTAAATTTAGCCCAATCTTCTAATGTTCTTTGAAAATATGTGTCTCCATATGTGTTATCATCTCTAAGGCCAACATAACTTTCTACATAACTTTCTATAGCAGCAGCGTGCGATTGTATTATGTCTTGACTAGAGTTAGGTATTCCACCAATTTCTCTTTCTGTTATAGATAATTTATTATAAATTTTATCTGGTCTATTCATTGCAAAACCTCTGTAACCTCTGCGTTTAAAATGATATAACAGTCTAGGTTTATTATTTTCAGCAAGTATTGGCATGCCGTAAAAAATACAAGCCATTAAAACATCTTCAAAAAATATCTCTGCTGTTTGTGGTCTAGCTATATACTCTAAAAAGAAATGATTTGGCGGCACGTCTTCCATACTAAATTTAGTTAACCCATGTAAAGATCCGTTGGATCCTCTACCGTCAACAGTTCCTGATATGTCATAACTATCACAACCAAAAGCTCCTAAAGTATCATTGCCAGGATACTTATTGCCTAACTTACTTATTACATTGTTTTGTAATCTTTTAGGTGGAACCCATGAAACAAAAAATCTTCCATTTTTATTTGGCACAAATATAACAGTAGTATCTTTAATACCTCCTGTCCACTGAAAACTACCTTGTGTTATAACAGATGATCTTTTTATATCTGCGTTCCAGTCTATTTGTTCGTATATTTTAGTTAAATTAAACAACGAAGACTTTGCTTCATCTCTAAAAGCGTGCTCTTCTGTTCTTGGGAATTGTCTGTAAAATTCATTTAAAGCATCTTGATCTTGCTTTAAACCATCGACTTCATTTTGCCAGTATTCAACAACCCCAATTGTAATTGGTGTTCCGTGAGGCCCTTTAACAAGGTCTTTTGGTGTGTCGAAGACAGGATGCCCGTAAGAATCAATGTATCCTTCGTAATTCCATTCCATAGGAATGAACAAAGAATAGAGTCCTGAACGTGTTTGTCCATTTGCGTTTCTTTTTGTAACATCTGAGTCATTGTATAATTTTTTAAAATTAGCACCTCCTTTATCTAAAGCGTTTGATGTTGATCCCATCATACACTTACCTATAATTCTAGAACCTAATCTAAGTGTAGTTTTTGTAACTCGCCAATTATTTAATATATTATTTGGTCTCTCCCATTTACCTGATTCATCGTGTACTAATAGTTTTAGTTTTTCACCATCATAAGCATTATCTCCTGTGTTTTTCCAATCAATAGTTGTATCAAGTCCTGCTAGTTCTTCGTTTTTTTCTGTAGACACTATAGACCTTCTTGTAAACTTAGAAGCTGGCACACGATATGCTAACTCTGTTTTAGGTCGATCCATACCGTCTTGAATCGGTTTAAAGAAAAAAGGATAATTAACTGATATTGGTACTACCTTATCTGTAAACATTTTTTTAGCATCAGCACCTGATTTTGATAATATACCAAATCTAGCATCTGTAGATATTGTCGCCATGTTAACAGTTTCACCTGAAGCCATAAATGAAAATCCAGAACGTCGATTTTTTAAATAAGACATACCATAACATCTATCATCAGCTCTACATGCTTCCCAAAATATAAAAAATAATCTATTTGCTTCTCTAAAATCTGGTTGGCCAACATCTATTTTTGACCATTGTAGATACATATAATGAGTTCCTGTAATATAAGTAGAAATACCTTTGTTTACATACCAAAAACCTTCTTCTCTTCTATTAAATTCATTGTCAATATAATCATAATATTTTTCTTTAAACTCAACAGGATATTCTCTCCAATCAAATACTGTTTTAATTTTACTTAAAACTTTAGGATATGTAAAAGGTGTCCATTTATCTTTTTCAAAAATATGAACTTTTTCTGCTTTAGGCAATGCTATTTTTAAACCTTGTATTTCGTATATTTCTCCTATTTTACCAGTTTTAGAAATAACAACAACATCATGCTCGGCGTTATAACCAAACTCCCATTTTTTATACCTATTTAATTGTTTAATTATTTTAGGTTTTATATGGTCATCTATTATTTTATATAAAGTTTGCTCGTACATTATTTAGACCTTCCTTCAGCAAAACCACGAAATGTAGTTTCTTTTTTAACTTCTTTAGGCTTTTCATCTAGCATATCTTGCTCTTCTTGTATTCTGTTTAATATTTCAAAAGCATCGAATACACATAATTTTTTTGTTGCAGCTGCGTTTTTTAATCTATCAGCTGATATATCGTCATCAGAATCAATTATAGGCTCTTTAGCTACTTTTATTAATTCTTCAACTGCCACTTGTCCAGCTTGGATTATACTCTTCTTGGTTTTCTTTATTTCCATATTTAATTACAATATCATTTGATTTCATACAATAAAGACGTTGATCGTCTATAATAAATTCCCACTCAGCACCAGGTATAAAACCTATAGTATCCCCTTTGTTAATATTAGATGCTTCTAATACACTATTACCAATTTTAACTATTCCAATACTAGGTTGTTCTTTTCTGTTTCTTAAAGAATCAGAATTTTTTAAAGGTACAATAAAACATCTATCTCCAAAAGATTTCCAAGTAGTATTGTTTTTATATAAATAAATCTGATCAACAGAAGCAAAATATAAATTATCTTTAAAATAAGACCTGCTATTGCTTTGCTCGCCTTTCATATTATAAAATCTTCTAAAAATATTTTGATGAACAACAATTGTATCACCTATTTTTATAGATGTATGCAAAGCTATTGGCACTGCAATTACTTTTGCTAGTCTATTAACAAATTTCCAAGATTCAACTTTAGTATTAAGTATTAAATCTTTACCACCTACTGTTTTTATATTATCATACCTATCACCTATAGGTTCTACAATAAAGTCATATATACTATTCATTAGTATTCTAAATCATACTCTATAGATATTGCCATGTTTGAATTAAATTTTTTCCATGGCAAAACCTCATTGTTCTTTTTTATATGTATATTATAAGAATTATCTTTCTCATCTTTAAGTATGTGAGATATTTCATGACCACCGTAAACTTGTTGACCTACAGAATAATGCATTGCTTCGTTTTTATAATCAGAACCTATACTTATTTTTCTAATTACATTATTCATCTTCTTTGGTTTCAGTATAACTACCGTCTTCTAAATTTATATTTATAGAACCGTACTTAGTTTCTAATTCTTTTTTAACAGCATCTTGATCTTGATTAACACCCGCTATTTCGTGAAGTATAGCATGTTTTTGAGTTTCTGCTAACCCTATTTGTTGTGTTAATTCAAAAAGTTTTGATTGAAAATCTCTGACTTTTGTTAACTCTTCTTTTGTAATTTCTTTTATTTTTTCCATTTTATTTAATTTAATTTGTCATTACCCAATGTCTTCTATATGTAGAAGTGCTATTAGTACTTCCTTCAAACTTTACTGACAAAGTGTTTTTGTCTACATACTTGTAAGTTAAAAATACTTTCCATTCATTTTTAGGATTGTAAATTTTTGTTTTAACGTAATCATCTCCTTGTTCAACAACTGTTTCTTCTATAGTGTTGTTATCTGCAAAAGAGAAATTAGTAAATTTAAATTCTTTTTCATTATGCAGTATAACTACATAATAACTTGTTGCGTCACTTGACCAAACTCCTTTTAATTTTTCGCTAAAGTCTTGACTTTGAATGCTAATACTAAACAGTATTAACGCACTTAATAATAGATTTTTCATTTAATTGGATTTAATTAATATAATACTCTTAGTTATTATCACTCATTTTTTTGAATTTTTCCACCCCTCGCGAACCAAAATAAGCTACATAAACTGTTATGAGTAAAGATTTTAATAAATCTACCCAACTTTCATCAACTCCAAATCCTATATTTCCACTATCTAAAAGTATTAAAACAATTAAAGACACA